TCTGCAGCAGTTTCTGCAACATCAAGTTGTGCGCCTGGGATCTGTCTTCCACCGCCGACACCCTGACTCAATGCTATCGCTTCTCCGCCCCTTATTGTTGAGACATATTCGCAGTCAACACCAGCTCTCTGTGCAATTGTGTAATCACCAGATGAGTATGTTATTGATAAATTGTTAAACCAGCAGTTATGATAAGTTGTTATTATTGCATCATTGCCAGTACCAGTGAATTGGTCAATAACAACTATATCAAATGGAATTCTTTGTGACTGTAAGTTTCTAAATCCACGAGAAAATGCCTCTGGAAGAGAAAGGCCATCAAAGTACATTCTATTTATTGATAGAGATACTTTTGTTGCTGACTGTGGAACAAGTTCTATTATTCCATCTGTTCCGATTTCACTTATTGGTTTAATTGATCTTGATTGTGTTTCACCAAACTCTTGAATTGCTCCAACTGGCTCATTTTCTACCATAATTATAATTTGGGTAGAAAGAGAGCTCTTTGTTGTTGAGTCTAGATTAGATCCAGTTCTTGGATATGAGGCCATTATTTTCTCCTAAATTATACTATGCCAACTTCAATATCAATGAAGATATAGTTAATTGGATATGCTGGTGTAAATCTTAAGTAAACGTTCCACTGTCTTGGGTCAACTTTGTCTTTTTCAACTCTTATATTCTTAAAGTCAGTTATAAGACCCTGTCCAACCAATGAGCTCATTATGCTCTTTATTCTTGCTGTCATTACGCCCTGTGTATTTGCATCTTCAACGGTTCCAACGAATGATAGCATTGAGTCTCTAAGAACCTTCTTTACTCTATCTCTAATAAATACTATTGAGATTTCTTCATCTTCTACAAATCCAGACTGACTTGTTGTGCGGCCAGCTAGAACTCTACCGCCGCCAGTTATTGGCTGAACTACAGTTGCTCCAGCTCCACCAAGCTGGTCTAGTACCTGCTTGCGGAAGATTCTATCTCTACCTATTGAGAAGCCAGTAAGCTCCTTAAATGTGAGTGGAACTGCAACATTCTGGGTTCCTGCAAGATAGCCTCCTGCTGCTGCAGACATATAGAATCCATTTACAAATGTATTTGTTCCTGATACATTTCTTATTATCTGGTCTGGATAGAAGTATACTGCTCTGCTGCTATTGTAGTTATCTGAAAGCTTGTAGTTTGCAAGATCCTCTGTGTTTCCTGAGAGAACTTCGGATACATCATCTCCCTGAATTCCTTCTAGTACACCAATATCTTCTATTGCAACTTCTTCCTGTCCAAGTAGAGCGGCTACGGTTAGGCCTCTCTGTGCTCCAATTAGAGCAACTCTTTCTTTCTGATTTGCAATTGTGCTCATTGTCTCGCAGTGAGATACTGCTGCACGGAATATTCCAGAGATATTCTGCGTTGGAAGTGGAATTACAATCTGACAATCAGATGCTTCTAATGTCTCAAATGCTTCAAACCAATTTGTGTCAAAGAATGTTGCATCCTTTTCATCAATGTAAGATATTCTGAGTCCATCTCCAGGCTTGATTGTCTTGCTATCAATCAAATCTCTATGAAGAAGAATCTTTGTTGATAGATTTGTTGTGGTCTCAGAGCCCTTTATAAAGAATGATATATTTGTTGCATCATTTCCAACGACAAAGGTCTTGCCAGATGGAATTTCAAATGTAACAGTGTTATCATTTATTACTGACTGTATTACAAATTCAACGGTATTTGAACCAGCTGGACTAAGTAGGTAATCACCTATATCTTCTTTTGTTGTAAGTGTTGTTGTTCCATTTTCAAGTGATTGAATTACTAATGTTCTTCCTACATCATCTGAGTTAAAGTTTACATCATATGATGTAAACTGAACTGGAGATATTGGGTCTGAAGTTATAACCAACTCTGCGCCCATTCCCATGCCAGTTATATTGGTATCTGTATTTACTACGGTATATGAGTAGGAGTACTGTGGGCTGCTTATAAATGATAGCTGGGCTGTCTCGGATTCAAATTGAGAATTGTAAAAATCAACCTTATTTGGGAAGATTTGTGTCTCAACTCCACCTCTTGTTATAAAGAAGTTTACTCCGGTATCTCCATCTGGTCTTCCTGTTCCAAGTCCTGATGATGGGGCTGGAATTATTAGAGAGAGATCGTCTACCTGACAATCTAATGCAACTCCACCACAGGCTGGGAAGCCACCAACTCCACGAGAATTCTTTTCTGTATAAAGAACTGCTGATGATCTTCTTGGAACTGCAGGCTTGCACTGTATTGCAAGTAATCCTGGTGCTCCATTCTCAAATGCCATTTGTGCGCCAAGAGAAAGCGTATTTGTTACACTTGGAGTTCCATGTTTTGCAAATAGATCATTTGCGCTTACAAAGAATTCTGCATCATTTACTGTTGTCTCTGGAATGTATCTTGCCTCAAGTCTATCGCCCTTCTTTAATATTCTTGATCTTACATCAATAAAGAATTTATCACCGACAGCAAACGCGATATTTGGACCAGTGGAATCCCCAAGTGCAAGGCCTTCTCTGATACCAAATACGAGAATTCCATTTGTTTCAAGTAAGCTGAATCTAATATTACTTCCATTTTCGGCAATTCCTGTTGATCCATCTGAAACTAGATTTGTTGGATAAGAGTCAGCTGTGCTTCCTAATAGATGAACTCTAACTCTACGGGATGATGTCACTGCCTTTATTACATAGTATCCTGGTGCTGGTCCATCACAAAGAAGAAGTACTTTGCCAATATCTCTGCTTGTAAAGTATCCTGCTGTTGCTGGTGATCCTGATGAGTCATGAGTTACTGATACATCATCAATAAATATATCATTTGCTTTAATTGACCAAGAAACTCCTGATAGTGCAGAATCTAATGTGTCTGATTCAACAACTATTGTTGTTTTTCCTGAAGTGGCGCTATAAGACATTGAGACAATCTTTAGCCCTTCTGCTGGAGTATATCCATCTTCTGTTATACAGAGGTGGTCTCCAATCAATACCTGTCCAGGTGAAACGATATCGTCATCAATTTGGAATCTATCTGTTGTTCCAGATGTTGCGTCTGTTGCAGAATCATATGCTGCAGATCCAACACCGTATACGGAATCATCTGCAACAACATATGAATCAGAGCATGTATCCTGTGTTCCTGGTATTGCTCCACCAGTTCTGTTGAATAATGCTGGATTTGTTCCATGGAATAAGATTGGAGATCCTGAAGAATCTTTAATCTGTCCAGATACAGAGCCGGAAACTGTAAATGTTGAAAGACCTGGAATTGGGCTTCCCGCAGAGTCTCTTATTACTGAGACACATCTAACGGTCCATCTTTCTGCTGGAGCATTAGAATCAATTATTGAAATTAAGTTGTAGTCACCACATGTTGTGTCAACTATTGAGCCATTTCCAATATTTGTTGATGCTGCAGAATAGTTCTTTCCATTCTGATCTCCAATTGAAGCACCCTGAAGCTCTACGCATCCTGTATCTATATCTAATCTAAAATCATATTTGCCAGGAAATGAGCTATCATCTACAATGCCTTCCATGCCATAAAGCTCTGTTCCATTTAGGAAAAGCTTTGTTCTGCCAGATATAACTGGTGATTCTGCAAGCTGAAAATACTTGCTATCTCCATTTCCAGTTGGACTGCATGAAGAAGAACCATCCTGTCCGCCACCAGCAGCAGAATCGATTATAACTTCTTCTTTAAGACCCTCTCCCATAACACAGGCAACACGAAGACCACCAGGAATTGAAACACCACGCGTTACAATTCTGTCTCTTGCAAAAGTTCCTGGCTGTACATAGCCGTTTATCCCTGGAATGTTAGCCATAATTAAAAACCTCCGAATCTAAAGTCAATTAGACCATTTATTATTAGTAGTTTAAATTTCAGTAAGCTCCAAAATATCATTATATCTTAATACGGTAGAATTAGCAGAACTGAGTCCATTTTCGGAATCTGTTTTTACAGAATCAAAATAAAACATTATTTTCTCAATGATGTTTTCTAATGGTATTTCAACTCTCCATTCTGAAAGACACCTTAAGCTTAAGCTTTGTGAGTAAACATAGTCATTTGCATAAGGTTCGGAGCTTTCGCCACCTATTGATAAACTATTTATAAATAACCCAGATGCCCTAAGATCATTCCACAGAACATACTGAATTCCCATTGAAACAATATCAGTTAGCTCTTGAAGTTCTGATGAGCTTTCACAATAGATAGATACATCGATATTTAGTTCCCATCTTCCAGCGTAAACTTTGTGTGTTGGAGTTGAGATCTTTCTTCTTGCACCATATTGATACTCAATATAATCAGTTCTATATTTATAAGTTCCATCTTGATTAAAAGATATTGGCTTATAAGATCCGCCATTATGTTTTACTGTTATTTCTGGAAAAAACTTAACATCATATCTGAATATATCAGAAATTAATATTCTTGTAGATTCATCGGTATCTAGTGATTTTCCTGTAAGGTCTGGAGTTAAAGGAAACCCATATTCATCATCTCTATAGGTAAAAACCGAATCCTTTCTAAATAAATCTCTTAGAGATTGAATTAATAAATTTTTTGGCTGAACAACTGCAACATTCTGAATTATGTGGTTGTTTGCAAAAAAATCAGAAAAGACTCTGTGGTCTCCATTAGATCCTGCTGGTAGTGCTTGTTCTATTATCGGCATCTTTCTTTTCCCTCATATTTAAGGGTAAATATACATAGTTGTTTATGTTAACTGCCTGATCACAAAAATTCTTTATTTCAGTTATTATTTTATCTAGGCACAATCTATCTTCTATATCAGGATTATTAATAGTTATTGTTTTTTTAAATGTTAATTCAATTGTTGTTTTATCTTCATTTTTTTCTAAAATATTTGAAGCTATTATTTCTAGGCAGTTTGAATCATTTATTATATTTATTTTTTCATTTTTAAAAAGATTCTTTACATGGCTTAATGTATTTCCTGAAAATATTTTTTTCACAAAATTTTCATCAGCGCTCTTTTTATTAACTTTTATAATCAGCATTATACGACCTCATAAGATTTTGTATCTTTTGATATTTGAAATTCTTTGTTTATTGTTTTTAATTTTGGATGAATCATCTCAACAGAATATCTTCCTGCTGGTAACCTAGATTCCCAATACCCATCCTTATCAGTAAGGATATTTCTTATTAAATCATTGTGCTCATCAAAAATATTTATAGTCATTCCATCAACAGGTTTGCCGGATGCCGTTTTTATGCTGCTGTAGACCTTTGTAGCGCCTAGAACAAGCTTATTCGATACTTGCCTTGCCTGCTTCTGTTCAGGTGCTGGAACGCCACCTGGAACGGCAATAGGCATACTTTTTGCAGGCTCTTCATCTTGAGGAATTACCTTGGCTTCCTGAGCAATTTGCTTTTGTGATTGATTTGCTGGCAAATCTTCAGATTGCCTTATCTTGTTTAATTTTGAATTTAATATTTTTAAATTTGTATCAAGAACATCTATTTTATTTTCTATTTTTTTTAGAATAGAAGGAAGCTCTAGAATTATTTCTAGAGCTGTTTTCTCTACATCTGACATCTAGCACCCTACTATAAGCCTGTCCTTACAATGTTTGATGCTTCTATTATACCAGAAATCGTGCCACCCTGCATGGTTGTTCTTAATATTGATGCTGACTCGGAAGATGCAGTTGGAGCAACTCCAGTACAAATATTTGATGTTATTACAATATCTTTTACAACTATTGGAGTTCCAGATACTGAGCCTACCTGCATTGAAAGCTCAATTATTATATTTTCTTCTATTCCAGATGCACCACTATGATATGCTCCAATCCTATTAAAATAATTTGATGAAACAAATATATTATAGGTTCCTTGTTGTGCAGTCTCTATTTCGGTTAATTTATCTATTCTTCCGCAAAATAAGAAATATTCTTTTATAGAACTATCAGAATCTCTTTTGTTTGTTCCATACGCAAAAATATTTTCAAAACTAATAGTTGGTGGTCTTATCGAAGATGATATTTGACCCTGAAAGATGCAAAATGCAGTGCATGATCCGGTTGGTAAATCAGAAGATCTGTATGTTAGATTTTTTATAGTTATTCCAAATTGAAATGATGAATAGGTTCCAGAGCTACTACCTAATGATGGGCCATCTCCAATTATAAATATTGCCGAATTTGGATCTGGAACATTAGATACCCACGGATTAGATAAATCATCTCCTCTTTTTAATACTGTATTTTTTCCACTTCCAACTATAGTTATATCCCTCTTTATTACTATTGGTTCAGAAATTATATATTGGCCCTCTCTTATTAAAATTGTTGGATTATATGCATCACTCAGTGATTCTTTTCCATAATTTATGCTATAAAATAGTTCAGAGTAATTTATAGCAGATTGTATGTCTGTAAAATGTGCAAGAGATGTTGATTTACCAACTATTATTTGAGTTGCTACCTTCATATCCAGTGTATTTAGAAAAAACCTAAGATCTGTCAAGTTAGAGTCTGTATCAAGATAGCCTAAATATGCAATAGATCTATTTAAAAATGGAGATACAAGATATGATGTTGGTCCGCCATATATAACTTCTCCAATCTCTATCTCACCATATTCATTCAGACATATATATGAAAATTCAACTTTGTATGTTTTTAATCCAGTTATTCCAGCAAATTCTTTTCTTATTCCATTTGAAATATAAACGCCAGGAAATACATCAAATGTTATATATGTTCCACCGCTATCTGAGCCAGAAGCCTTGTTTGTTATCCCACACCCAGATATTATTCCTGCGGCCCTCAGTTCTCCTCTTGGTCCTTCGATATTTTTCTCTACAAAGCTTGGACATATTTGTTCAATATCTATTGTTCCAAAGTTTCTTTTGTCTAATATTGATGGTATACCGCCAGAACCAGACGTTCCATATATCCTTCCTGTTGCATTAGAGAAAAGACATCTTGATAGATGAATCATGCTGCTTGCAACTTCTTTGCCACCATAAATTGTGCATTCAAGAGCAGAAGTTGGTGGAGCAGTTGATATTGCTCTTATGGTAACGTATGAGGCTCCACTTGGAGATTTTATTTTAAAAATACCATCTCTCTTTACTGAAGTTGCAATTGTTGATTCTATAATAAATAGCTTTTCTCCAATGTTTCCAACTGAATCCTCAAGATAGGCCATACCATCAGTTCCTACCTTTAGAATATAGCTTTCTCCAGTTGATATAAAATCTTTTGAAATATCAATTACCGCTGCATAGAATCCAATAGAAGACAAGGCATTTGTTATTTCTGCTCTTTTTGAATAAAAAATTTCAGAATCATCTGTTGCAAAAATATCTATCAAGCCTAAGCCAGAACCACCATCAACTTCTTCAAAGTTTAATTCCGATATTGGTGCAGAGCATCTTGTAAAAATTACAGATGAGATTGTGTCTAATGCTCCTGAGAATGAAAATCCATACGGAGCATCTAGAATAATCTCTGAGTTTGTTATTGTTTTTACAACAAATAGCCCATCGTCAGCAGTAATTGTTGAACCAGAAATTATTACAAAGTCTCCAGATCTAATATCTTTGCTCAAAAAGTCATTTGTATAGGATGTTAATCTTGGTGTTCCAGAACCAAATCCAACATCATTTTTTGACAATGTTATTATTTTTTCTAGATCTCTAAAGAGCTTTCCATTTATAAAAACAGAATTTCCATAAGATCCTTGTGTTTTTATATCTACAACATGTGATATTCCAAGAATATCTGTTCCATTATTTGATGTAGCTTCTGATATTGTTATTGTTCTATTTTTTATATCTCCAGAAAAATTTGGTAAAACATGAGATATTGCAAGCTCAAATCCATTTTTTGTTCTAAGCTTGTATGCAAATGCTGAAATATGATTTAAAGAAAGTTGTTCATTTATTTTATCAATAATTGATTCTATTGTTTGTAAATTTCCTAAAGATGAATTATAGCATGATATTGTTATTGGAGAATAATCATCTATTGATATTGAAAATGAATCATTTGTTGCGGTTAATAAGTCTGGTCTAATTCCAAATGAAGCTATAGTTGCTGCATTTGGATTTGCCACAACAACATCTGGAGTGTTTGAATAATAATTTCTAAGTCTATATGTTGAATTTAATCCATTTTGATTTAGATATTTAAAATTATTTTTTGTTATTTTTGCAGAAGCAATTCCGGAAGAACTTCCATATAATCTTCCGTAAATTTTAACAGATGTTAGCTTCCCAAGACCATCATCTGTTGCTTCCTCTATATAAAAACTTCTATTATCCAATTCATTGGTTGCCCCAGATATTGTCAATATATCAAATTTTGATATATTTTTTAATATATCTGGACTTGTATCAAAAAATATTGTAGATGTTGAGGCGGAAGAATATGAAAAAGATACTGTTGAATTTAATACGATTGTTTCTTCAAGTGCTGATGATGAGTATAGATCATATGTTCTGCCATATCTTGAAATTCCATTTTTTGTTAGATATGATAAATTTTCTGAAATTAGCTTGCTATTTCCATCTGCAATCTCTTCTATTGCGCCTTGTACCGATCCAGAGATTATAGCAGAAGATACATTTGAGTTATCAAAGTAAATTTGATTTGCAGAATGAGAGTTATTTCCAGAGGAAATTAAGCTTCCATTATAATTAAAATGTCCCTCAACAAGGTCCTTTAGTGTATTCTGTAGGGTGTCGCCATCAAATGTTTTTATGCCAGTTGCCGACTCTACTTTTAAAATAGAATCAACTGTTATTGCTTTTGCTTTATGCCTATTTATTGCTTCTGATGATATATGTGCAGATATTTTTGATGAAATAACATCTATTTCTTTTTGAATTGCAGATATTAGCGATGAAACACTTGATATTTCAGATTGTAAAACCTGTGTTGGAAAATTTAGCTTTAATTTATGCTCACCTATTGCGGCAGAATCAGCAACCTGATCATCAAATATTGGTCCAAATATAATTCCGGCCTTATCTATTGCCTCTGGCTTAAGATTTCCTGATGAGTCAATTACTGATGATATTCTTTGTCCAACAGTCTGTCCTATATCGCCCTGAGGATTTACGCCTAATGTTTTCTCAATCTGAATAATTGCTGAGCGTAAAGAATTAATAATATCAGATGTTATTTCTGTTATATTATCCCTTACGATTGGAACTTCTGAAGGTGTATCTATTTGATTTGGATATTTTGATTTCATAATATTTGCTATAAATAATAGTACAAAATTATTCTACATTTATCATTTTTTC